TCTGATCTAGATTATGTTTGTTATTGGTTTGGACTAGAAGAATCAGTAGAAGAATTTGACATTAGTATTATTCAGTATGCTTTAAATAAATATCATAATGTCAATAAAACTCAAGATGAATTATTATCTAGAATTAATCCTTTAGATGAAAATGTAATTAAATTAATAGAATCTGATAGTGTTCAAGATTATTTTAATTTAGTTAAAAAATTTGTAATATTTGATGATCATACATCAAATCCTACTGGTATTTATAAACAATGTAGGAATTTATCTTTTTCTAGGGGCAAACACATTAACAAAACTATTGAAACTAAAGATGGTCCAATAGAAGTTTATAGTCATTATGAACCTAACAATCCTAATGAAATTGTTGCAGTAGTAATAGATAACGTAAACATTTTAGAGCCTGAAAAAACAGAATTAGGCACTGTATTGGATTTATCTGGTAGTATAGATAAGATGGTTAATTCTTATGCCAGAAAACAAATGACTAAACATTGGAACTGGCATGTATGTTGTGTTCAACAACAACAAATGGCTGCAGGTGATTTAAATCACTATAAAGCAGGTAGATTAGAACCTGAGCCACAAAAATTAGGAGATAATATTAAAGTAGCAAGATCTTATCAAGTTATTTTAGGTTTATTTTCTCCTTACAAACATAAACTAAACAATTATTATGGTTATCAAATTCTAGATTCAGATAAATCTAGTGGATTAGAAGATTGTTTTAGATCTATTCACATGTGCAAAAATAGATTTGGAAGAACAGGTGTGGCTGAACCTATATTCTTTAATCCAAAAGGATTTTCTTTTGATAGCTTATGTAAACCTACTGATAGTTTAGAATTATCACAATTTATTAATAAAAAAAATCAAATTTTAAATGAGTAACGGAAATTTTTTATTGCCAACTAAACCCCAACAACCAACTGTAGTTAATCCTAGAACTATGGTTATTTTTTCTCAAAAGAAAACTGGTAAGACACATGCTCTTTCTAAGTTACCTAACTCTCTTATCCTTGATATGGAAGGAGGTGCAGATTTTTATGAGTGTACAAAAGTTAATATGACAAATATCAATGAATTTGATATGATTATTCAAGCTTTTTCTGAACAAAAACCTCAGTATGATTATATTATTATTGATACTGTAACTTCATTAAAAGAAAAAGTTTTAAATCAATTAGCAGTAAGAGCTTATAATAGAGAAGAAAATAAAAATGAAGGACTTGACTTTGATGTAGATAAATTAGCTTATGGTAAAGGTCAAGTTTATAAAAGAGAAGCTTTGTTTAAAATTATGGAATTTTTTACAAAATTCTGTAAAACTTTAATTGTAGTAGGTCACGTTGCTGATAAATCAGTTAGTTCTACTGGTCAAACAATTAAAGAATTAAATCTTGATGGTAAATTAAAAGATTTATTAGCATTAAGAGTAGATGCTATTGGTTACATGTATAGAGATCCTGAAAATAAGAATACAAATATTCTTTCTTTTGCTCATACTGATGATGTAATTGGTGGTTCTAGAAGTAAACACCTTAGAAATAAAGAATTTAAAATTTCTGAGCTTAATGAAGCTGATGAAATAGTAACCTATTGGGAAAAAATCTTTATTTAATCTTTTTAATAATTAATTAACAAATATAAATTTATATATAATATGAATAATAACGCAAAAACAGCAAGTAATACAACTACATTTAAAAAATATTATGGTGTAGGATCTTTTCAACCTTTAATGGTAAACCCAAATGCAAAAGATTTGGGTACTTTTCTTAATAGACAACTTACCTCTGAACCACAATATTTAACTACAAAAAATATTGATGGTAAAGAAGTAAAATCTTTAAGAATTGACGTTTGGGGTGTTCTTCCAAAAGTAGATGTTAAAACTAAAGTTACTTTTTGGCTAGAAGGAAGATATGATGTAGCTCGTTCTGGTAAAACTAAAATGATAAATGGTCAAGGTTTTGCCACTTATGTAGAAGACTTGTCTGTATTAAACAAAAATAAAACTTGGTATTATACTGATAATGCAAGAAAATGTATTAAAGGAGAAGACTTAGTAGTTGATTTTTTTGTTAAACTTATGAATTGGGAAACTGATTTGTCTAAATATACTTTAAAAGATGGAGATACTCCACAAATTTTCTTACCTGTAGAAAGTTTGTTTAAAGGAGATTTTTCTGATTTACAAAAATTAGTATTAGAAAATAAAACTATTAAAGTATATTGTGGTATTAAATCTAGACAAGTAGATAATAATACTTATTATGATATGGAAATTTATTCTAAAGCATTTATGAAAGATAATCCTAATAAAAAAGGTGCAAAAGAAATCATTGATGCTTTAATGGGAGAATATAGTGGATTTTCTGGTAATATTGCTCCTATTTCTGAAACTTTAGAAGAATTTGATATTGAGTCTGTAAAAGCAAATACTCCTTCTCAAACTCAGTCTTCTGCATCAGAGGATAATCCATTTGCATTTTAATAAAAACTTATTATGATTTATACTTTAGATCAACAGTATGAAATATTTAGATATTATTTTGGAAATTTTGAATTAAGAACTAGTTTTAAAAATCCTTTAAGAAATGATAAAACTCCTAAATGTTATTTTACAGAAAGAAATGATACCCTTTTATTTATGGACTGGGCTTTTACTCCTACGCATTTAGATTGTATAGAATATGTAAATCAATTATATAATTTAAATGATAGAAAAGCTAGTATAAATAAAATTAATTTAGATTTAAAGTATAGTAATAAAGTTAAAGGTAATTTTTTATCTCAAATTAAGGAGGAGCCTAAAAAAGCTCCTCTTTTAATTTTGGAGAAAAAACCTGTAATTGAACAAAAATCTAAATATAGTGGTATTATTAAATCATTTGAAGATTATGAATTAAATTATTGGAATCAATTTCAAATCAATTTAGAAACTTTAAAAAAATTTGAAATTAAACCTATAAAATATGTATTAAAAAATGATGTAATTAATTATTCTTCTAGTAAATATAATCCTATATTTGGTTATTATGATAATAATGAACTATTTAAAATATATAATCCTTTGGGTAATCCTATGCAAAAATGGAGAACTATTAAAGCTATATTAGAAGGTTATTCTAAATTAGAATATAAAACTAATATTTGTTTTATTACATCTTCATTAAAAGATACTATGTGTTTAGATAGTTTGGGATTTGATGCTTTTAATTTAGCAAGTGAAAATAGTTATAAAATTTTATTACCAATAATAAATGATTTATTTAATAAATTTGAAATTGTTTATGTTTATTTAAATAATGATGAAGCAGGTAAAAGATTTTCAAGATTATTAACACTAGAAATTGATACTAGATTAAATTACATTAATAATCCTTCTTTTATGAAAGAAAAAGATCCTTCAGATGTTATTAAATTTTTAGGAACTAATGTATTATTAGAAATAATTGAAGAAAAATTAAATAGAGATCAAGTAAATTTAGTAAAAAATAATGTCAAATAATTTACAATTAACAGATAGTGATTTTTATGATAAATATCACCCAGAATTTAATCAAATTTTATTAAAAACAAGTATATACAAGCCAGAGGACATGTGTGCCTTTGGTGGTTGTATGTATGAAACTTTTGATGAAGAATTTGATTATGTAAAAAACCAACCTAAAGAAAATGTATGGACTATAATAGATGAAGAAGATGAACTTTATATTGTATCAGGATTACATATAATTAATAGAGTTGGTTATTTAATTACAAAAGAACCTGCAAGTTCTAAAAATGAAACTTATAAATTTGAAGAATTATAGTATGATAGTAAAAATTAAAAAATTAAATGAAAATGCAGTAATTCCTTCTTACTCAAAACCTGGAGATGCAGGAATGGACCTTACTTGTACAGAGGTACATTTAGATGCCCAAGGTAATTATGTTTATAAAACAGGTTTGGCAGTAGAAATTCCTGAAGGATTTATGGGTTTATTATTTCCAAGATCTTCAAATGCCAACAAATCTTTAAGTCTTACAAACTCTGTAGGAGTTATTGATTCAGGATATAGAGGTGAAATTATGTTTAAATATAAACCTAATTATCAGTATTTTCTAAAAAATGAAGAGCAAAAAAATGATGCAATTTATAAATTAGGAGACAGAATAGGTCAATTAATTATAATGCCTTATCCCGAAGTTGAATGGAAAGAAGTAAATAAACTTTCTGAAACTGAAAGAGGTTCAGGAGGATATGGTTCAACAGGAAATTAAAAAAAATTAATGATTTAAAAAAAAATTTATTAATTTTGTAAACAATTAATTAATTAAAAAAATAAAAAATATGAATTTTTTAAAAATGTCACATTTAACACTTACAGTAGCTTTAATTATTTATAATCTATACAATATGTATAAATTATATGCTTGTCAAAACATGGTTTCTTTTTTCAAAAATGAGAATTTAAATTTAATTACTCAAAATCAAAAATTAAGAAAAGAGTTAGAATCAATGTTAAAACCAGTTAATAATGAAGCTGCAAAACCTATACTTCAAGAAAATAATGAAGTAAAAAAAGAAAATATTTCTAAAAATAATAATAATAGAAATAAAAAAAACA